CTCTTAGTATGTGACACAAAGGAGTGCTTCCTTTTAATATATACTTTCTTTCTTTTATTTCCCAAATTGGCTTTTTAGGCTCAACTTTAATTTTTGGTTTTGGAGTTTCCACAACCGGTTTAACAGTTTCTTGAACTGCTATTTTTTCTATATGCTCATCTCCAGGATCTCCCTGGTATGGAGCTTTTGTTTTTGTTTTTTTTGCCATAATATAATATAATATAAATTAATAAAAAATAAAAGTACCGAGGCCGAAGCCCCGGTTCTTTTAAAATAAATATGCTTACTTCATTAAGAAGAAGTTATTAGCACCTTGAGTTACTAAACATCTTTCAGATAAATAGTTAACTTCCATCGCATCTAACTGTGAAGTCGCAGCTCCAACAGATCCAGTGATCCAAGTTTTCATTTTTCTGCTTTCAGTTTGTGAAGCTCTGTATCTAACGTGTAAGAAAGGTCTCTTCATGTTTTTACCTAAACCTTGGTCATAAACATTAGAAGTACCAGCTGGTATTACAACACCTTTAATATCTGTAAACGCACCTCTAAGAGTAGCATCATTTAGATATTTCCAGTCAGACTTATAGAAGTCGTAAGTACCTCTTCTAAATCCAGTGAAACCTAAGTTTAATGCCATATCAGCTGAGTTATCGAATAAACCATAACCAACACCAACTTGAGAAGCTAAACCAGCTAACATATCGTCAATAGCTAGAGAGTGATCTCTATTTAAGAACATCATGTTTTCTTCAATAGCACCCTGAGAATCAAATCTCTTTAGCATTACATCCATAGAACCTAAAGCATCTGCTGCACTAGCATAACCATCAGTAATAACATTACCTCTAGTTTCAATAGCTGAGAATAAACCTTGAGTACCAGATAAAGCTCCTAAAGTAGTAGCTGAACCAGCTGAAGTAGCTGATAACTCACCTTCAATACAAGTCATTTCACAGTAATCTGTAAATCTAGCCATTGTATCTCCGTTTGCTTTTAAGTACCACATGTAACCGTTTTGACCTTCTTCACCAGAAACTTCAATCCAACCAATAGCTGAAGCATCAGATCCTGAAACTTCGTATAGGTCTTTGATAATAACTGGTTTATTTTCTAAAGAAGCGAATGCTGGTTCTAAAGCTTTGTCATGCATGCTAGTTCCTTTCTTGTGCTCAGATCCAAATACAAATCCAGTTACAGCACCATTTGTAAAAGTAATGTTACCAGAAGCGCTTGAGTTCATAGCTGCTTGAGTATAAGGTGCTACAGTAAACGTGTCATCTGTAGAAGCTGTTACTAAGCATTTTAATGTACCAACGCCAGCTCTATTTAATACTACAGTATCGTGTTTTCTAACACTGTGTCCAGCACTAGTTACAACACCACTTGATGCTGCAATAACACCTGCCGCAGATACGTGTAAACGACCTTGCTCAGACCAAACTACTTGGTCAGCTGCCATCGCTTCTTCAGCTCCTACTTGTGCAAGAAATCCTGAAATAGTTCTGTTTCCAAAAACTTCAGCTTCCTTATCCATAAGATCTGGTAAATATTGTTGCGCCCATCCAGAGTCACGTAAATCTACGTAAGCTCCTGCAACCGTTTGTTTTGTTGCCGAGGGAGTAGCTGGTAAGCTACCTACCCCAGGCGTAATTGTTCCTACTGACATAATTTTTTATTTTTTAATTTTTAAATTTATTATTTATTTGTTTTTAATTTTAAACTTAAAGTTAGAAGAATCATCGCCAAGCGCTCTGAACTTAGTACCACCACTAGTATTTTCATTACTAAACGATTGTCTTGGGTCCATACTTACGTTTTTAGATTTAGCAACACTATCTTTTAAAGCATCTGCTTTACCTTGTTCGTAAAAGTGATTAGCAACAGCATCAGCGTTCATTGCAGTATAAAGAGATTTATGATAACCCTTAGCATCTGACATTTCATTGTTTTCATTCAAGAACTTCTTGACAAAATTATTAATATCACTTTGGGTTGTCTTAACCTCATTAGCATTGTTCACATTAAACCTATATCTTTTATCTCCGACATTGTATTCAAAACCTTTGAATTTATCGTTAAAAACTTGATTAGTTTTATTTAAAAAGTTTTTTGTTTGTTTATCCGCTATTTTTTGAGTTTCTTCCGACTCCTTGTTGTATCTACTAAAGAAATCCATAGCTTTTTTAGCTTCAGGTGTTAACCTAGAACCAGCTTTGATCTCTTCGTAGTATTTGGACTTTTGCCCGTCCAAGTGGCTTTTAGCGCTGGCAACTTGCTCTTTAAGCGCTATTTTTTTCTTTTTAATATCTCTATCTTCATCTACTTCTTCGTCATACGAGAATGAATCTTCAATTAAGAATTCTATTTCATCAGATGTTAAATGAGATTTAGTTTGTTTATAGTACTCTCTGAGCACTGTCATGTCGTCATAACTAGAGTAATCTTGGTTAAGGCGAACGTAATCTTCTAGTGTACCACCGGTCTCATCCATAAAGTCCATTAACTTTTGAACATTTTCAGGTAAAGCTTTTCCAGTTTCTTGAGCTTTAGCCACAGCTTCTTCAACTTGTTCAGTTAATTCCTCTGCTTGCTCTTGAACTTCTTCTTCAGTTATTTCTTCTAGTACTGGAGCTTCTTGCTCTTGTGTTTGTTCTTCCGGTTGTACTTTTTCTTGTTTTTCTGTGGACTCGGCATTATCAAGCTCTGTAACCACTCCCTCGTTGTCAGGGTTATTTTCTTTAACTTCATTTTCTTCTACTGGTTTTTCTGGTTTATTTAAATCTAACTTTGTAACACCATCATCAACTGGTTGTTCCACAGCTTGAGACATGTTTAATTTTGTAACGTCATCCGTTACGTTTTCTACGTTTTCTTCCATAATATAATATAATAATAATTAATAATTGTTATCTAGGGTCAAAACTACCTAAATCAAATCCGCCACCTAGTATATCATTACCTGCGGACTCAAAGTTTTTAGGTGCTTTTTCACCTTTTCTTTGATCTATAAGCTCACTTTGTTGTGATGCTTGTATTCTTGTTCTTTCGTCTTTACGATCCTCCTTCATTTCGTCTTTACCTTTTACAGCTTGTACCTCAATAGATTTTAACTGCATGTTCATTTGAAACTCTAACTGCATTAACTCTTTTTTGTAAGCAACTTCTTGCGCTTGCTTCTGAGCTTCTAGTTGTGCTTTCATTTGTTCAAGTTGAGCTTCGCTTTGCGTTTTAACTTGTTCTTTTTGAACTTCGAGCTGAGCAGATGCTTGTTGTGATTGTATATTAGCTTGAGATTGTGCTTGAATATTTTGTTGTTGCATTAACTGATCTTGTTGTTGCTTTTTAACTCTACGTATTTTTAGCAGTTGATTAGCTAGTTTAATATTCTTAATCTCTCTAAGGTCAATAGCATCTTCTAAGTTTATACTTTGCTGAGCTAAAGCTACTTGTATGTTGTTTTCAAGCATTGCTTTTTCTTCTTCATCAGGGGTTAACTCTATAAATATACCAAAGTCGTATAAGTGTAACTCTTTCATTTCTTCAAGCGTAGCCACGTTGTGAGTTCCTATAGCTTGTATAAAAGCTTCTTTAGTTGGTGAGTATTCTATAATATCAGATATTCTTAAAGATAACGACTCAGCAACTTCTTGTGTTAAATACAAACCAGATTGTAATATATGTCTTGTCGCAGTATTTGAATTTGCTGCTGCTAGCTTCTGAACACCAACTAAAGCGTTTTTGTCAGGCACACTACCATCTCTAGCTTCGTTAAGCCCGGTTACATCTCTTATCATTTGTAAATAATAATTATATGTACCTATTAGCGCTTGCATTTTATTACCACCACTACCACTTGTTATTTCTTGAATAGGCACTTTACCTGGGTTCATATCGCCATCAGAAGTAAAACTTCTACCTATAATAGAACCTGTTTGGAAAAACATGTTTAATGCTTCTTGCGGGTTGTAATTTGTACCATTACCTAAATCTATTTCAGCTAAACCATCAGCGTCTAGGTATATACCATCAGGAACCATTCTAGACATCACCTGTTGTAGTTTTAAATGTGTAAGCTGTATCATATCAGCAAAACCAGTTATACGCCCTACAAGTGACTCTATCCTACCTTTGTATGATCTAGGAGCTACAATACTATAATTCATTTTAACTTTAGTATAATCACTCTTAGGTCTAACCATGTTTTTAGCTAACTCCCACCTTAATAACTTTTCTGTACCTAAAATAACAGCTCCTTCGTATAATACTTCAACTGATCTTGATAGTTTTTCAAAGTTTGTTGATTCGTCTATACTTGGATTAAACTTGTCTGTTTTAGGTATTGCTTTAGAAGCTCCACTACCAGTAGTTTTTACTTTATAAACCTCATTCATGTATGTTTTATAATTAAAATATAAAACTTGAACTTTATTAGGGTCTATACCACCTCTGTTCGCAAAATTACCATCGTAGTTAGAATTGTTATATGCAGGATTTTTAACTATATCTTCAAGCTCTGCAACAGTCATGTTTGGAAATTCTTTTACAAGCTCATTTACAGGTATTGATTTAACCTCACCAACATAGTATATGTCTTCAAAATAAGGTGACTCAGTGTAAGAGTATACAAGGTTTGCTGGGTCAACGTATTTTACAGTAACACCTTCTGACGTGTTAAACGAAGTTTTTACAGCGCCAATACCTAAAACTGTTAAATCGTAGTAAAACCTTCTTTTAGTTAGTTCGTATTTATTACCATCTAGTAAAACGTTTAACGCTTGCTCTTCTGCAAGTTCTACAGCTTGTTTGTAACTAAGCTGCATATGTAGTTGTAATTCTTCCTCTGTGTCTGGTAAAGTTTCTTTTTTATTGTCATATAAGTCAACACCAAAAGCCTCTGCTGCAAAATCATTTAATTCTTTAGCTCTCATATCAGCAAGAATTGAATCCATGTATTTAGTACGTTTACTAATACCGTATGGGTCTTGTGAATAAGCTTTTATGTCGTATGTTCTCTCTGCGATACCATTAACAACAATATCTACAAACTTAGATATAATAGGTACTGGTTTCCAGTCTAAATTAAGATAGGACAAATCACCGTTTATAGATAACTCATCCTTATACTTTTGTATAGACTGCTCTCCTCTTGCGTACAGTCTTAATCTATGAAAATCATTTCTTAATGAACTAAATTTATTTGTACCTCTATCGTAAACAAACCACTCGTTTTCAATAGCTTTAGCAACTTTGAGTCCATACTCAAAACTTCTTTTTTCATCGTCACTAACTACTTGACTTGGGAAATAACTTCTTATAACTGATTCAGCCATGTTTATTTTATTAAT